GGAGTTACTGGAAGAACATATCACATTTTGACTACCGGCAATGGCGAGCAGACACTTACGATTACCGGCTCTGGCGGTCAGTTTATGGGTTCCAACCAGGATTCGGGCCCAGAGGATTCAATCGAAATCGACGGCGGCGCGCAGAGCGTTACACTTCTGAGTACCGGTACGTATTGGTTTATTTTAACAGATAACAGGCAGCAGGGACACTAGAAATCACATCTATTAGTCATTTCCTCATCTTACACACTAATTACATTTGATTACGTATCAGAATTTGGAGTAATTCTATGTCTTCGTTGTTAGAAGAAGCTATTGTTGACGCTAAAGCGCTTAAGGAAGCGGCATTAAAAAATGCCGAAACTGCTGTATTGGAAAAGTATTCAAGCGATGTAAAGCGCGCCCTAAACACTTTGTTAGAGCAGGAGGAAGACCCAACGGATATGGGCGACCTCGGTGGCGACTTGGACATGGGCCTTGGAGGCGGCGATGTTGCGCCCCCCACTGAACCGGGTGATGCATCCTTTTTAGAGGAAACTCCCTACGCATTTCAAACTGAGGAGCTTGATGCTCCTGCAGCGGATGAAATTGTAGAAATCGATTTTGATGAATTGAAGACCCGTCTCGAAGAAGAAGAGGCCGAAGGAGAAATGGGATCCCCGGATGACATACTCGGGTCCGAAGACGTTGCAATGGAACTTCAGGAAGATGGGTATATTACGCCCCGCGAACTCGAAGATGACAGCGATGAAGATGTGGCGTCAGAGTTAGCCGAAGACGAAGATATTGAACTTTCGGAAGAGATGATTGATTCTTTGGTCAGCGAACTTCTTAATGTTGATATGAATCCAGAACTTCAGGGATGGTCCTCCCTAGGCTCCGCTTATAATAGTACGGAGCAGGCCAATAATGATGAAATGGCTGCAGCCGCAGCGGCCCACCTCGACGAAGACGAGGAATTAGAAGAGAAAGCAGAGACGGTTTCAACACCGGACGATGTCGATCTTTATGAGGCAAAAATCAAGAATCTTAATGTTTCTGTTAGAGAGCTACACGCTCTGTTACAAGAGGCCAAGGTCCAACTGAAAAGTTTGAACTTGGCAAATGCCAAACTTGTTTACCAAAACAAGGCATTAGGCAGCACCTCCTTGAATGAGCGACAAAAAACTAAAATTGTCGAAGCTGTTAGTCGTGCCAATTCGGCTCAAGAAGCGAAAATCTTGTTTGAAACCATTCAAAACGCAGTGAGCGTCTCGAACTCTACGAATAGTTCTAGGCCACAAACACTTCGTGAAGCAGTTTCCAAGCATACATCTTTGCTCCTGAGTGCTCAGAAAGAAAGTAAGGCAACCCCAGATCCTAGAATGGATCGAATGCTGCGTTTAGCAGGATTAGACTAAATTATACTATAGGAGGTTAAAAAAATGTCTATCGTACAAAAATTAACCGAAGGTATCGTTAACCGCGATCTCTCTACGGAAGGCGCCGCTCTCATTGCAAAATGGGAGAATACGGGTCTTCTTGAGGGTATCGGCGATGATGCCGCTCGGAACGGGATGGCCCGATTGCTTGAGAACCAGGCAAAAGAGTTACTCCGTGAGTCGTCCAGCATGGCTGCTGGCGACGTTGAGGGCTTTGCGGCTGTCGCATTTCCCCTCGTTCGCCGCGTTTTCGGTGGCTTAATTGCCAACGATCTCGTAAGCGTACAACCGATGAGCTTGCCCTCGGGCCTCATCTTCTTCCTGGACTTTGTGTATTCACCTGATGTTGGTGATCGCTCATCCACTAACGGCCGCCTTGGCGCCGAGCCCAACAAATCCATCTATGGTGGTGGAATTGTCGGTTCGCAGATCACTGGTGGTATCAACCTAGCTTCCGGATCAAATCCAGAAGTTGGTCCGTATGCCCTTAACAACGGTTATGCGTCCCCGACTGGTTCGGCAACTTTGGCCGGCACTAGCTGGACGATCGTTGCTTCCGGTACTGCGGGTGATTACTACGCTACTGGTGGTTTTGGAGCCAGTAAGCACGTCACGCTTGGTTCGCTTTGCGACTTTGATGTGGATCTGTCGGGATCCCCCGTCCTCGTCGCTGAAGTGGCCCTGTCCTCGTTCAACTTTGAGGGCGAAGAGCTTAACAAGGATGACTTTGTGGCAGTTCAGGTTTCCGGTTCTGGTGGATCTGGTGGCGTTGGTGGTTTCAACTTCCTCGCCGGTTCAGGTTCTGCGAACAATGGTTCCGCTGGTGGTCACATTCGACTTGTTCGACGTCTCACCCAGTACAGCTCTGCTTCGCAGGGTGGCCCAATTGGCGACCGCGCTTCGAGCAACGTGCTCCTGGTCTTCGAGGGAACTTCTACCCTTACGCAAGCGATGATTGCTAAGTCGCTTACGGGTTCACAAGCTGCCGCGAACACCTGGTCATGGCCCGAGACTGACGACTTCGACAATGGCGGAGCCCTTGGTTCTGTTATTGGTGGAGCGGAATGGGGACTTGAGAATAGTCCGAACATTCCGGAGATCGACATCAAGGTCGACAGTGTAGCCGTCACCGCGGTTACCAAGAAGCTCAAGGCTAAGTGGACCCCGGAGTTAGGACAAGATCTTAACGCCTACCACAACCTTGACGCCGAGGTCGAGCTTACTCAGATTCTGTCTGAGCAGATCGCTCTTGAAATTGATCGCGAGATCCTTGAGGACCTCGTTCGTGGCTCAACCGCTGGCATCCGCCACTGGTCCCGTGCTGCTGGTCGTTTCGTCAACCGCGAAACTGGTGTGGAAATGGGTGCCTCTACGACGCCTGACTTCACTGGTAACGTTAGTGAGTGGTATGAGACCCTCGTTGAGACCATCAACGATGTTTCTGCCCAGATCCACCGCAAGACTCTGCGCGGTGCTGCCAACTTCGTCGTCTGCGGACCTGAAGTTGCCAACATCCTTGAGTTCACCGCTGGCTTCCGCGCTAACGTGACTGCTGATAGTGATCGTGGCGATATTGGAACCGTGAAGGTTGGTTCACTTTCGAAGAAGTTCGACATTTATGTCGATCCGTACTTCCCGCGTACTTTGGTCCTCGTTGGCCGACGCGGAGGTAGCTTCCTAGAGAGTGGCTATGTTTACGCTCCGTACGTGCCACTGCAGACTACGCCTACAATCTTCGGTGTTGAAGATTTCGTGCCCCGTAAGGGAGTCATGACTCGATACGCCAAGAAGATGGTGCGTCCTGACATGTACGGTCTTGTGATTGTACAAGATCTAGTCTAGAGCTGACTTCGGTCAACTTTTCTGAAAGCCCCGGCTCGAAAGAGCCGGGGCTTTCTATTTAGTAATGAACAAAAGAGGTATTATCAATGGCAATCCCTAATTTACAACCCGCCTCCACGAGTAATTCTAATATTTTACCCGTTACGGGAGCGATTGCAAATGTATCTAGCTCGTTGCCATTTGGAATATATGTAGAGTCCGGTCCCTTTTTGTCTGGCGCTGTCGATCAGGTGGCCTATACCTATAAGAAGTTAGGCGGAGATGTACTCGATATTGAGTTAACCGAAGGAAATGTATATGCTGCTTACGAAGAAGCTGTATTAGAGTATTCCTATCTTATTAATCTTCATCAGACAAAAAACTCACTATCGAATTATTTAGGCGCCGCAACAGCCTCTTTTAATCAAGATGGGCAGATTGAATCAGGGTCAGCTCTTTCGGGATCGGACATCGAGCTACGATACCCCAGGTTCGACTATGGTTACGTCCGCCGGATATCCGAAGGTTTAGCCACCGAGACGGGATTCGGCGGCCTCACCCCTATTTATTCAGCTTCATTCTCCACTATTCCACAACGACAAGATTATGATCTTCAGACCTTAATTTCTTCGTCGTCCTCTGCTGATACGACGGTGCCATATTATGGCGAAGTACAAGATAAGAGAATTATAGTTCGTAAAGTATTTTTTAAGAGCCCGCGTGCCATGTGGAGATTTTATGGTTATTACGGGGGCTTCTCCGTTGTGGGAAATATGAGAACCTATGGGCAGTTTGCGGATGACTCCACGTTTGACATTATACCGGTGTGGCAGAACAAACTACAGGCTATGGCCTATGAAGATGCTATATATACACGGACCTCTCATTATTCTTATGAGATTAAAGACAACATGCTCAGGCTTTTCCCCACCCCTGATGACACAAGTCCCAAAAGCTTTTGGATCCAGTTCACAATTGATAATCAATACGAACCATGGGACGACACTGGCCGCGGCTCCACGGGATCAAAGGGCATAAATAATCTTAACACCGTTCCCTTTAATAATCTGCCATACTCCAGTATCAATTCTATTGGAAAACAGTGGATCAGGCGCTTTGCACTAGCGCTCACTAAGGAAATGCTGGGGCAAATTCGGGGCAAGTTTGCCTCCATTCCAATCCCAGGTGAAAGTGTTACACTCAATGCATCGGATCTTTTAAGTCAAGCTGCCGCCGAACAGAGTGCTCTGCGGGATGAGCTAAAGGCGATTCTGGATATGATTACTTACGATAAGCTGGCTGAGGTTGATTCAAGTATGCAAGACTCAGCCGAAAAAGTTCTTTCCAATGTGCCGACTGGCATCTACGTAGGCTAGGGGGACCTGGACTATGGCTCGGAGTAAGCGCACACAAGAAGAAATTCAAAAAAAGACAAGAGACAAAAGGTATGCTTATATTGGCGACAAGGAAATTGAGGATAAGCTTGAAGAAATAACACTCCAGCCATCGGGCTTGGAAACTATCGATCGTGCGGTCTTAGACTTTGTAAATGCGGACCTTGACCTCCAGCTTGTTTCTAATGAAGGGTTTAAAAAAGTGCCCGTGTTATGGACGACCACAGAGCGCGCCTACCAAGTCAAAGACGATAAAGAACTTAGAGACAAAGACGGCACCCTTATCTTGCCCCTCATTACTATCGCACGCACAGGTGTTAATAAAGAACCTAACCGCCGCGGCCTGCCTTATGCCAACCTTTACCCGGTTCCCGACGCCCGCGGAGGTACTATTACAATTGCTCGCGGAATTAATCAACAGAAAACTGCTCAATTCCAAAATGCCTATGCGAATCGGCGCTACGGCGTAAATTCTCAAGTCCGCTCTGCACGCTATAGCGTAAACAAGCGGCTGATGAGCACGCAACGTGTGGTTTATGAAACTGTTACAATTCCTCTCCCAGTCTGGGTGACCGTTACATATGAAATTGCGTTGCGCTGTGAGTATCAACAACAAATGAATGAACTTATAAGACCGTTTTTTACAATTGCGGGCAATTCCCGGATGCCTAGGCGCATAAAAGCACAGGGGCATGCCTATGAAGTCTTCATTAATGGCTCTTTTGCCGACAACTCTAATCAAACCAATTTGGGGATGGAGCAGCGCAATTATGAAACCATTGTTACCATGGAGGTGTTGGGGTACTTGATTGGGGAAGGTGAAAACCAAGAACCTCCTTCAATTGTTAGACGGGAAAACGCAGTGGAATATCGTATTGGCCGCGAGCGCACCGTCTTTGACGACGCACCAGTTACTCGCAAAGGACAAGAGGAGGGATGGTATCGTAAGTCCTAACTGCGATACTGGAATCGTGAATTTATCCACTTTAGAAGAGAATAAGTCTGTTACCATTATAAGATACTATTTAATAAGACCATTCAGTCATAGGAGAGCTAACTAATGTCAGTTAAAAACTTTAGATTTGTTTCGCCGGGAGTTTTTGTTGATGAAATCGACAATTCGCAGCTTCCTGCATCGCCCGCAGGCATCGGGCCTGTCATCATCGGCCGCGCAGCCAAAGGCCCGGGCCTTCGCCCGGTTTCCGTCAATTCTTTTGAAGATTTTGTGAACGTCTTCGGTGCCCCGAGCCCCGGCAGAGGAGGTTCGGATGTTTGGCGCACCGGCGCCAATACTACGGCCCCCACATATGGTGCGTACGCGGCGCAGGCTTATCTTAAAAACAGTTCTCCCCTTACTTATGTGCGACTTCTAGGCGCCGAAGGCGAAGGTTCTCTCTCCGGCGAAGGAAACTCCGGTTGGACCGGGACTCAGGCCTGGGGCTTAGTAGTTTTTGAGGCACTTCCTTGGTCAGGCGATTTTACCACCTCCGGCTCTAATGCGACGGGATCTTTTGAAGGAGCCCTCGCCGCCATTTTCTATAGCACCGGCTCAAGCCCGGCCCTTCTTCAGATGTCGGGGAACATTGTGGCGGCTACCGGCTCCACAGCTACCACTGGTATTGCTTCTTCGGGCTCGTCGGTTATCGTTAAGGACACCGGCGTACCTTATGAGTTTAATATGCTCATTAAAAGCTATGATGGGACGAACGACCTGAAAACGGTTTTTAATTTTACCAACTCCGATTCCAAATATATTCGTAAGGTTTTTAATACCAATCCTCAAAAAACCAATAGCGCGATAAACACTGATACGGATAATTACTGGCTTGGGGAGACTTTTGATCGCCACATGAAGGCCAACATTCCTTCAACAGCAACAACTTACGCCGCTATTGTTCCCCTTACAAACGCGAGCAACGGAACTGCAGCCGGACACCGAGACCCCCTCCAGGCTGCGCAATCTCCACTTATTTTAGGCTGCGATGTTTTACAGCGTGGTACTTCGACTAACAGCTATAACGTGGAATTAATGCCCGGTCTTTTCACCGTGCATGCTCTAGAAGAGCCCGGCTCTTGGACTAATAAGAACCTCAAGGTCTCCATTCAGGGCATCAAGAGTTCTACTAACGAGTCCACGGCCTATGGTAGTTTCTCGGTCGTTGTAAGAAAGTTGGATGACAGTGATAATGTTGTTAAGGTTGTCGAGCAGTTCGATAATTGCAACCTCAATCCGGATTCTCTGGACTATGTCGCGCGCAAGATCGGAGATCGCCGCCGCGAATGGGTGGCGGCCGAACGTCGATACCGCGTCGAGGGACAGTACGACAGCCGATCAGACTACATTCGTGTGGCCATGGCAGACGATGTGGAGAGCTATGCGATTGACGCAGCGACTCTTCCTTTCGGTTTCCGCGGCATTATCAAGTACCTAGACGACAGCACCCTCACGATTAATGAAAGCAAAGGTAACTGGGTCAGTGCATCCTCTACTATCGGTGGCGATTATCGCTACAGTGCTTCCACAGCTGTGGGAGGCTTCGCCGGAGACGAGAATAGCAACACTTCGGTTTTCTCTATCAGTGGATCAGCCCTCACGGCGTCTGTGCTAAATCCGGCACCTGAATTCCGCGTAAGCGCTTCGGCTGGCAATCTTGCTAGCCCCACGGATGCCTACTTCGGAATGCAAACCACCCGAACTGCTGGCGGTACCACTTTTGATGACTCCAACGTGGACCTCTATATGGCCCGCGGCGGACTTGTTACTTCAATGTTCGGCGGCCCAGCAGCCAACATCTCTGAACGCTCCACGTGGTTTACTTTGGATGATATTACGGGCTCTGGTGGCTTTGCTTACTGGGTATCTGGTTCTCACGCAGCGGGTACTTCGCTCACCTGTCAGTCGGGCGCAGTCTCTGGCGTCCTGGGCGCCGGCTTCGACCGCTTTACGGTACCGTTGTACGGCGGCTTTGATGGTCTCGATATCACCGAGATGAATCCTTTCCGGAATTCGTTACTCAACGGTATTAGCAGTATCTCTGATCAGAACAGCTATCAGTTTAACAGTATCAAGAGAGCTATGGACTCTGTTTCGGACCCTGAGGTTGTCGAGATGAACCTCGCCTCTATGCCTGGTCTTACACACGAAGGTCTTACAAACCACTTACTCAACATTTGTGAAGATCGCGCTGATGCCCTAGCGGTTATTGACTTGAAGGGCGGTTTCGCTCCTCGCGCCGATAGCACAAGTATCAGCCGAAACAACACCGCGAGTGCCCTGAAGACAGTTATCAATAACTTGAGGGACCGAGCGCTTAACTCTTCGTATGGTTGTGCTTTCTATCCTTGGGTTCGCTCCCGCGACACCATCGCTGGAAACATGGTTTGGCTGCCGCCTTCCATTGCTGCCCTTGGTACTTTCTCAAGTTCCCAGCGTAAAACGCAGGTGTGGTTCGCTCCCGCCGGCTTTAATCGCGGCGGACTCACAGAAGGATCAGCTGGTATTCCAGTCCTTGACGTGTCGCACCAGCTGCGACGCAAGGACCGTGACGACTTGTATGAGGCGAACATTAACCCGATCGCCAAGTTCCCGGCAGAAGGCATTGTAATCTTTGGTCAGAAGACCCTGCAGGTTACCCCCTCCGCCCTCGATCGGATTAACGTGCGGCGCCTGATGATTTTCGTCAAGAAGCGCATCTCGCAAATGTCTTCGCGACTCCTCTTCGATCCTAACGTACAGATCACTTGGGATCGGTTCATCGGAATGGTGAAGCCTTTCTTAGGCGAAGTGCAGGGTAACTTTGGACTTAGCGATTTTAGGGTGGTTTTAGATGAGACGACAACCACTCCCGAGTTAGTCGATAGGAACATCTTATATGCCCAGATTTTCTTGAAGCCCACCCGCGCCATCGAGTTCATTGCCATTGATTTCAATATTAGTCGCACGGGAGCATCTTTCGATGACTAAAAAGAGAAATGAAAGGATTTTTCAAGGAGCGTATCTAGTTAATACAGCCCTTCTAGGAGATTATTAAAATGCCATTTTGGACACTACCCGGCTCAGAGCCGAAAAGACAACATCGATTTACGGTTAACTTTTCCGGGATCGGTATGTATAAGCTCTATTTAGCCAAATCAGCGACGAAGCCTTCTTTTGAAGTAAGCGAAACCGAGCACAAATTCTTAGGAAATACCTATTACTATCCCGGGTCCGTAACATGGAATGAAGTTACGGTGACCTTGGTTAACTCAGTTGACCCTGATGGCCAGGCCCTTCTCCTTAGGGCCCTCGAAGGATCGGGCTACCTTGTCCCCCCGGAACAGCGCAAGAAGCTAGGGACCACGCCGGGAACCATTAATAAGAAAGACTCACAGCAGGCTTTGGGTACCGTTACCATTAAGGAACTTGATGGCGATGGTAGTAAGATTGCCGAGTGGACGCTCCGCAATGCTTTCATTAAGTCTGCCACTTTTGGTGATTTGGACTATGATGGTGATGATTTACTTAATATTGAGATCGGAATGCGGTATGATTGGGCAGAGTATGATGGCCGTCAGATACCAACCACCAACTTCGGCGCCGGTACTTAGAAAAGAAAGAAGGTAATGAATGGCACAAAGAAACAATCTGGAGCGCGCTCTTGGAGGCAATCCAGTTAACCCGGACCAAGGAAGTCCGGCCCCTGCCGTTGAGGATAATTCTACAACAGCGTTTTCGTTTGTAACACCAACTGATTTTGTAGACCTCCCCAGCAAAGGCAGATTTTATGGTGAAGGTCACCCTCTTCACGGCTCCGACACCGTTGAGATCCGTCATATGACGGCCAAAGAAGAAGATATTTTGACCTCTGAGTCTTTTCTTAAGAAAGGCGTCGCAGTCGATCGACTTCTTCAATCAGTAATCGTTAATAAACAAATCAAAGTAACCGACCTTTTGTTGGGAGATAAGAATGCGCTTATTATGGCGACACGTATCACCGGCTTCGGCGCCGGCTATGAGACTCGCATAAAGTGCCCGGGCTGTGATGACATTTGCAGCCACACCTTTAACCTACAAGAATTAGAATTGGACACTGCACAAGAGTTGCCCGAGAGCGCTACTCTTCTGCCTTCGGGCCACTTCGAGGTGGCACTAGAGATTGGGACAACAACTGTCACAGTCGAACTTAAACTTTTGACTGGCGCTGATGAGAACTCATGGACCGCCCGCAAGGCTAAACAAAAGAAGATGAACCTTCCCGAGTCGCCCATCACCAATCAACTCCATATGATCATTCAGGGAGTTAATGGAATGTCGGACCCCAACTCTATCGCACAATTTATCGATGTGCTTCCGGCAAGCGCTTCCCGCAAATTGCGAGCCACTTATGATAAGGTGGTACCTGACGTAGATTTAACTCAAGAGTTTACTTGTGACAATTGTCTGCATGAGGGGAGGATCGGCGTACCTTTGGGCGTCGACTTTTTTTGGCCTAACGTCTAAATACCAAGAGGGCGTCTATGAAGAACTGTTCGTTCTCAAACATCATGGGGGCTGGTCCTTCTTTGAAGCATACAACTTACCGATTCAGCTCCGCCGATGGTTTGTTAATCGACTGATTGATGAATTTGAAAAAGAGTCGAAAGCTATGAAGGAAAGCTCAGGTAAGTCCAAATCCTCCAATAAGAGCCGTTCATATTAATGTGCGGCTTTTTTGGTTTAAACTAATTACTTACGAGAGGGCCCCCCATGGATGAATTAGTACCGGATGTAATCGACCTA